ATGACCAGTCTTTTTGTTCAATCAGAATTGTCTGCTAATTTGATTACACTTACAAGCGATTCTGCTACGCTCAATGCAACCTTTACCAATTCTTTGCCAGGCGGATCGAATTCTCTAATAACCATAGTTTCAAATGATGCTATTTGTAATAATATTAATAGTGTAACTTCATTTTTGAGTACCAGAAGAACAGCAGATGTTAATTATTACGGAAAAGCTAGAGACCTAGTGGATGATTATGGAAAACTTTCTCGATTTACTGCATTTAGTCCATTAAAATTATACTTGACAGAAAACTATGTTGGTACAGATAAACTTAAAAGTAAGTTATAAATAAGCAATGGCTACTGTAACTATAGATACTCCAAGAAGTTTTAGAGACCTGGATTTGAATTTTGGTATTCATCCAGTCAAAAAAGATATTTCTGTTCATCTGAACGAATATGCTATCATAAATTCGGTCAAGAATCTTGTATTGACTAATTTCTATGAAAGACCATTTCGTCCTCAAGTAGGAAGTAATGTTCGTAGACAATTGTTTGAAAACATTGATCCTATTATTGCATCTCAATTAGAGAGAAGTATTTCTGAAACTATTTCAAATTTTGAACCTCGCGTAAAAGTTAAAAAAACAACAGCAATTCCAGCTTTCGATGAGAACGGTTATAAAATCGTTTTGGAATTTTACATTATCAACAACTCAAACCCAGTTATCATAGATTTTTTCCTAGAGCGGATTCGCTAATATGGCAGACAGACTAAGAGTAACAGAACTTGATTTTGATACAATCAAGACAAATTTAAAAGCATTCCTGAATAATCAATCACAGTTTACAGACTATGATTTTGAGGGTTCAGGACTTAATGTATTGCTAGACATTCTCGCTTACAATACACACTACAACGCATACTACTTGAACATGGTAGCCAATGAATCGTTTATGGATTCCGCGCTCCTACGCGATTCTGTTGTTAGTCATGCTAAAGTGTTAAACTATGTTCCTTCTTCTGCGACAGCACCTGAAGCAGTAATTAATCTTACTGTAACTTCAATTTCGAATACTTCTGCTTCTCTCACTTTACCTGCTGGTTACTCCTTTCTTTCAGAATTGATTGATGGTAAGTCACATTCATTTGTAGTATTAGATAATCAGACAGTAACAAAATCCAATACAACTTTTAACTTTGAGAATCTACGAATCTATGAGGGACAGCGAGTAACATATAACTTCACACATAATTCTGCTTCTAACCCAAAACAGATTTTTACTCTTCCAGATTCAGGTATTGATACTGCAAAGATTAAAGTTACTGTTGCAGCGTCTGCTTCTAACACAGCAACAAGTACCTATAATGCAGTAACTGATATTCTTGATGTAGGACCGACAAGCGAAGTATACTATCTTCAGGAGCATAGAAGTGGTAATTATCAGATATATTTTGGTAATGATGTTGTAGGTAAATCTTTACCTGACGGTGCAATCGTTTCCGTTACCTATCTTGTTACTAGCGGTGTTGTTGCAAATAAAGCAAACAACTTCATTGCCCTAAACACATTAACCGATTCAACAGGTACGGTACAAAACATCTTTACTGTAACTTCAGTAACTGCTGCTGCTGGTGGTGCTGCACGTGAGACCGTAGACAATATCAAGTTCTCTGCTGCTGCACAGTTCTCAACACAGAATCGTCTTGTGACAACAAAAGACTATGAATCTTACATTCAAAACAAATACCCAATCATAGAATCGATCTCTGTTTGGGGTGGTGAAGAAAACGTTCCTCCTGTTTATGGTAAAGTATTTGTTTCAATGAAACCAAAAACAGATTACTATATTTCTGAAGCAGAGAAAACAAGAATCGCAGCAGAGATTATTGCACCTAAAGCTATCCTAGGTATTAGCAGTCAGATTCTTGATCCTGATTATCTGTACTTGATAGTTAGCAACACAGTTCAGTATGATAAAAACAAGACAAACAATACTGAAGAAACTATTCGTAACACTATCAGAAATGCAGTATTGAATTATCGTAATACAAACCTAAACAAATTTTCTGCTAAGTTCATTCTATCGAAGGTGCAAGAAACTATCGATGCTACAGACTTAAATGCAATTCTTGGTTCGGAAACAACTGTTCGTGTACAAAAGAGATTCGAACCTACTCTGAACACTTTTGCAACATACAACATTTATTTCAATGTTCCTTTACATCGCGGAACAATCACCAACAAATTGACTTCAACAGAATTTGTTGTTACTGATGTAACAGGTACAAATAGAACAGTATCGTTTGATGAGACACCCCAATCGTTCTCGGGTCTATCTGCAATTTTAGTGACGAATGCTGGAACAGGATACACAACCGCGCCCACAGTCACAATTACCGGTGACGGTACAGGTGCTGCTGCCGAAGCTGTTATAGTGAACGGTACGGTTCAGAGTATCAACATCACTAATCGCGGTATTGATTATACTCGCGCAGTTATCACTCTCTCTGGTGGTAATGGATATGGTGCTTCCGCGACTGCTCAAATAGATGCGCGCCAAGGTACGATTCGTACAGTTTACTACGATTCAAACGCTCAACGACAAATCGTAAATGAAAATGCAGGTGTAATAAATTACGATACAGGTCTAATTACGATCACCAATATCAATATCAAGTCTATCGTTTCAACTGATGGTTTGATTCGCGTATCTGTAGAATCAGAAAAAGGTATCATTCAATCTGTACGAAACACTATTATCACAATCGATGAAACTGATCCTAGTTCTATCGTAACAACGCTACAGTCTTCTTGATGGATCAAAAAACTTCTATTCTCATCAATAGGCAAGTACCTGAGTACATCAGGGATGAGTATCCTGTTTTCGTTTCTTTCTTAGAAGCCTATTATGAATATCTTGAAACAAAGCAAGGTTCACAGATCAATGACCTACTGAATGTATCAAAAGACATTCGCCGCATTTCAGATGTTGATGAATCTATCGATAAGTTTGAGGATAGCTTTTTCAATACATTTGCAACATTATTACCTAAAGATGTTGCTGTAGATAAAGCATTTCTGATTAAGCATGTACTGCCTCTGTACTTGTCTAAAGGCAATGAGAAATCATTCAAGTTATTATTCAGAATGTTATTCTCTGATGATGTTGAAATTAAGTTACCAAAGAATGATATTCTTCGTGCATCAGACGGTAAGTGGACAGTAGACAATACACTACGAATTGAAACTGATATTCGAAGCGTCTACACAGCCAATGGTTCTAACACAACATTCTATCTTGCACAGACTTCTGGTGAGTCTGATATTACCGTATATGTTAATGATGTACTGAAAACGCTTGCGACAGATTACTTCGTTCGCAAAGAAACTCGTAAGCTAATTTTCAACACAGCGCCTGCTGCAAATTCTGTAATCAAAGTTTACTACAATGCTTTTGATATTACTCAACTAGCAAACAGAAAAGTTGTTGGATTAACTTCTGGCGCTTCAGCTATTATTGAACGCGCAGCACCTAGAATTATTACTGACAAATTGAATTTTGGTTTACCGTTTGAATTGTTTGTAAGCGACAAATCATATATAGGCAACTTCGTAAACGGTGAAGAAGTAACGATTGACATTATTGATTCTAACGAAACAAAGATTGTTCTGACTGCTGATACTTTTTCGATCATCACAAAATTAGAAATTGTTAATGGTGGTGCAAATTACAATGTAGGCGATATTGTACCGATCATAGGTGGTGGTTTTACTACTCAAGCTACTGCAAAAGTGTCTTCTGTAAGTCCAGGTGCTGCTGCTGGTATGCTTATATACTACGGCGGCGCAGGTTACAATGTCGCTTCTATTTTGACAAGCACAGGAACTTCTCCTCTGCTTTTAACTGGTGCGGTTGATATTGTCGATGGTTCTGGTGCAAATTCAGCAAACACATATACTGTATCTACTGATTTGATTTCAACTTATGCAAATGTAATACTTTCAAACACAGACTATGGATTTCCAGCAGGATTCACAGAAAACGTAGATACTCGTATTGTAGATGCGCTCACTCCTATTACTCTAACAGGCATTGGTCCTCTGACAAACGCTTTTGTTCTTTATTCTGATGTAACTTCAAATGTTAGCCAATTCATCTCCGATGGTGCTGTTTATCAAGCAGGTGACAACTATTATGGTATTAGTGCATTTAGATCGATTGGAAGAATAGATGTTGTTGCTGGTGGTATGGGATATAGAGTAGGCGATGAGATTGTATTCGGCTCAAATCCAGCGGGTTGTTATGGGCAAGACGCGGCTGCTGCTGTCAAGAATGTTAGCGCAACAGGCGCAATATCAAAGATCGAAATTCAGCCAGCAAGAATTAATGGTACAGCAAATGTACTAAACAATACCGTTCAGGTTATCGGTACAGGAACAGATTTTACAAATGATTTAAGAGTTGGTGATAAG